AATTGCGCTTAAAGCAGTTCCAAACCCTGTACGCAAAATACATTACCGACCAGATGACCATGCGGCTCGACGACTTTGTTGTTCCTGTCTGGGGCGAAGGACACAACCTCTATCCGCAGGAAATTTTTTCAACGACATCCGAAAACAAGCTGCTGCCCGAAGTCATCCGAAAACAGGTCAAGTTTTTGTTCGGAAAGGGACCGAGGTTGTACCGGGAAGTCATACAGGGCGAAGGCGAAAAGCAGCGCCGGGTAAGAATACCGGTCGAAGTTCCGCAGATTCAGGACTGGCTCGATTCGTGGGAAGATAACGGATTTGAATCCTGCTGGGATTACCTCATAAATCTGATTACCGATTATTATTATGTGAATACATGCGTAAGCCGCTTTAATTTCTCAAAAACGCGCCGGTTGGTCGGGCAGATGAATATGAGTAAAGCGCTTCCGATTATATCTTTAAGTTACATAGGTTCAGACACGGCACGGTTGGCAACCAAATTAGACCCGGTTGTTAACAGAATTACAAATAAAGATTGCAATTTTGTTATCGTCGGCGACTGGATGAACCCTAACCGTTTCGGATATGAAGTCTATAATCGTTTCAATCCGGCGGAACCGTTCCGCTATCCGACTGCAATAGCTTTTAACTCAGAAAAGACTTTCACGAAAAGCGTTTATGCGCTGAATAACTGGTTCAAAGGATTGTATGAATGGATAAAGGCATCAAATTTATCCCCGCAGTACCTGAACAGCTATCTGCGAAATGCCCTCAATGCCCACGTTCACGTGATTATTCCCGGAAGCTGGTACAACAAGCAAAAAGAAATACTTCAGCAGATTTGCATTGAAAATATATCCGGCGATGTAGCCGTTCAAACTGAATATAAGGGAATCAAACTGATTGATGAATCCGGGAAGAAAATTCAGTTTTACGAAACGATGGTTGATCAGCTTATCGCCAACGAACTGAAGGCAATCGGCTCCATGATGACCGGCGAAGGCAAAAATCAGGGAAAAATGTGGGCATCAACACGCTGGGGACAGGAAGATGGTTGGGAATTTAAGGAATTTCCAAGCAAATTTAAAGAGTATTTTGATTCCGTTCTTAGTTTGGACAAACGAGCTGATCAGGTAATACTCGCCGGCAAAGGCATCAATTCATCCATTACGAATGTCGAAAACGACGGCGTCATCAGCAAGTCAGGCAGCGAAGTGTATTACAACTATCTGATTTATGTGGCTTCGCTCACGCTTGATGAGTATTTTGTACTCAAAGAAATCAACCGCGCAATACATCTCAATTTCCCGGAAGCGAAAAAACAGGGAATCAAACTCGGATTTTGGATTGACATTCCGGCAAAGCTTCAGGATACAACTCCCGCCGATCGCCCGGCGCAAACGGCGACTGCGGACACTAAGTCTAACCTTCAAAAAACTCAAGAACAGCAATAATTAACAATAATATTAACATTAAAAAAAATTAGACATGAATGATTTTAAACAACGGTTAGAAACCGAACGTAAAGAACTCGATGAGAAATTAAACAAATTAGACAATTTCTATTTGAGTGAAAAAGTAAATGAGATTGATCCAATTCAAAAGTCTCTGTTAAACATCCAGAGTACAGCAATGTACACGTATTTGAAATGTTTGGATGAAAGATTATCACGACTGTAATCAATGATACGGATCCCATTTAAACGCGACGGCTTTGCCACCGAAATGAAGCCAAAGATTTCGGGCAACAATCTTTCCCTCGAATACGATAACATCGAATCGAGCCTGATGAAAATCGGCGCCGACATTGCGCGGACGCTCCCGCAAAAACTCATCGATCGGCTCGTCGATAATTATTCGGTGGAAAACGTTCCGGAACCGGATGCAACGGCGCTCGATTATCTTCAGCGTGCAATGCTTCATTTTGCCGTTTATGAACATCTTATTTTCCTGATTACCCGTGTCAGCAACGACGGCGTGACGGTCAAGAAAAACGATGACGAAACTACCGCCTATAAGTACCAGACCGATGAACTGAAAAACAAACTGATTACAACCGCCTGGTTTTGGATGAATCTTCTCATACAGTTCCTGAACGAACACTTGGATGATTTCTCCGAATGGGCGGATAGTGATCAGAAGAAAGCGCTTGACGAACTGCCGATTGATTTGAACGATTTCAACCGATGGGTAGGTGTGGCGTTGGCAGGAGGTGAATATTTTATGATGTGTGCAGGTTGGATCATCCGGGAAGTGTGGATTGACTGTGTCCGCTCCCGCTTTCCGGATCCGACTAAAACCGATGCCATTGCCCGTGCCGTCTGCTACGAAGTGATGGGACGAGCTACTCTTCGACTCGCTTATTCGGCGCTCCCGGAACCTATCCGCATCGACATCGACAACGAGATGAGTAAAAACCATCGGGCGCAAGCCGATCAGTTTATCAAAGAAAAAGTATCCGGTATATTTCTCGGTAAAGCAGATATATATTGGAAAGCGCTTGACTTGGAAATCAAGAAAAAGGAAATGGAAGAAAACCGGAAGAATGCCGGCGATCGTCCGCTCCCTGGCGAACGGAATTTTACAGAAAGCGATAAATTTTTCTACACATGAAAACTATCCAATTGAATAAACAAGGGGATTCATCCCCTTGTCAAATAGACCTCCCCGACTGCTGGGAAGATTTATCCTACAAGGAAAAAATCTTCACCTTCGGCATCCTGGCGGAACTCTTTGCCGGCAACCTTACGCCCGAAATTGCCCGCCTGAAAATGCTCGTCGAATATACCGGCTATAAGCCTTCATGGATACAAATCATACGGGAAGCGCTCAGGAAAGACACTGAACAGCGAGAGATTATCAATTTCAATCTACTGAGGTTATCCGAAGAATTGACTTTCGCTTTTACGGTCGAAGAAAACCGAATTATTCCCAATCATATTTTCAAAAAAAATCCGATATCATATATTCAAATCGGTCGAACTCGGTACCAAGGTCGCCGGTTTGAAAACGATGTTATCTGCCGAACCGACATCACCGCCCGCGAGTTCTCGGATTGTTTCGACATCTTTGCTGCATTGCAGGGAGAATTAGCTGATGCCGATCGTTTCGATTGCATCAATCAGATTTGTGCTATTTTTTTTCCGAAAACAAACGATTATACTGCTAATCTTGTTTCGACGCATAACGCTAAAATGCGCTACGTACATCCTGCTGTCAAGTTTGGAGTTATCTTCTGGTTTACCGGAATCGTTAAATATTATACGGAACATCCGGTATATTCCCTGTTATTCAAAAGCGAAAAGCAGCAGGACAGCTCCGGAGAAAAAATTCGTCTGGGAATGAACGAAATTACGCTTACGCTTAAGAAAGAAGGCTACGGAACGCCGGAAACCATGAACCTGAACGACTATTTCGATGCACAAATCAAACTCCTGAAAGATATGATTAACAAAGCGATCGCCGATGGAGTGAAGCCCGAAAAGATTTCCGAAAAAACGGGAATTCCTGTTTCAACAATTCAAAAACTTTCGTAATATGAGTGAAGATTTAATTATTAAGTTGTTCCGCTACTTTTCGCGGTTTGTTCCGGTCGATGTCCTGAAGGAAACAATGATTCAGCCCGACCGCTCCCGCCTTCCGGGATATTCCGAAATTCAGGCGGAAATTCTTGCGGACACTGTCGATCCGCTTCAAAAAGTCCGCATTCCGTTCATCGAAAAATTCGTTTTCTCGGTCAACGAAAAATTTGTTTCGGAAAAGATAAAAAATTCCAAGGGCTTCATACTCTTTGTGGAATACGGGAATATGGAAGTTGATTTCATGCAGCCGAACGGAATAAAGGAATCGATTGCCGTAACCGTTGCGCACAATTTCAGCGATGCGAATAACGACAATCTGAATGAAGTGCTGCTGATGAGCCGCTGTCTTGACATTTTGCTGCTGATCCTGCGGCAGATGACAGCCGATCAGGGACAGTTGGACTTCTGCTCTTCGATCGAACTGATCACCATGCCTGTTGATATCCGTGTGATCGATTCCGTTTCATTCTACGGCTGGGGGGGCTGGTCGGCAATGTTTCAAAATTCAGCGACGATAATGATATGACGCTCAGGGAACGGCAGGACGAATTTATTGCCGACATGGCATTGTTCGATAATTGGAACGATCGTTTTAATTACCTAATCCAGTTGTCGGATGAACTTCCGGCTCAATTACCGGAATCACTGCAGGCGTTTCGTATTGAAGGATGTCAAAGTAAAACCTGCTTTAAGGCATACGTTAATGAAAGCGAGTTGATGGCTTACGGCTGGAGCAACTCGGCTGTTATGGGCGGAATTATTTCGGTTGTGATGAATATTTTCAATCTTGCGGACATGGATGAGCTTCGAAATACCGATATAGACTTTCATATCAAATCCGGATTGATCGACAATCTGACGCCGATGCGCCGGGCGGGTCTGGAGGAAATAATTCGTCGGATAACTGTCCTTTACGAATAGGGGTAAATCGATGAAATTTGCAGGAAAAAAGGTTATGGATATCAAAACAATTATTATGGAAGGCACTGCAGCCGTTATAGGCGCGGCTGTTGCCTGGTTCCCGGGAAGACGCAAAAATAAGGCTGATTCAAAAAAACTTGAATATGAGAATTTACAAACGATGCTTTCTACTTACAGAACCGAACTTGAATCCATGGAGAAGAGAATTACGGATTATGTAGCTAAAATAAACGAGTTGGAACAAAGAGTGGACATGCTGAGTCATGAAAACAGCAATTTAAAAGATAAATTAGCCGCATTTGAAAAGAAATACGGTAAACAAACAAAAACAACAAAATTAAATCGTGATGGAAATACATAACAATTTATTAAAAGCATTTCTTCCGAATTCGACGGAAGCAAACAGGCAAAAGTATATCCCCTATTTGAACAAATATATGGCGATGTACGGAATTACGACGGAAAAGCAAATCGCCGCATTTTATGCCCAGATAGGACATGAAAGCGGTTATTTAAAATTTCACAAGGAATTGGCTTCCGGCGCTGCTTACGAAGGGCGCAAGGATTTGGGCAATATCTATCCCGGAGACGGGGTAAAATACAAAGGACGCGGACTGATTCAGATAACGGGTCGCGATAATTACACGAAAGCGGCAAAAGCGCTCGGAATCGATTTGGTAAACAAGCCCGAATTATTGGAGCAGCCGGAGTGGGCGGTAAAGTCTGCCTGCTGGTGGTGGCATAATGTGGGACTAAACAAGCATGCGGGATGAAAAATTTATTTATATTATCGGTGGTTGCAATTTTATTTTTGTCCTGTGCAAATAAAGTTGCACGAATTACGGAAATCGATCCCGTTAAGACGGTTGAATTGCATTGGAACGATCCGGGCATCAGGGACACGACTTTCACCGTATCCGCAACCGTTAAAGATTCGATTATCTTGAAGCGCCTGCGGGCTATCGAGGACAGCCTGATTTACGAAAAGTTTAAGTCAGACAGTTTGTATGCTGTGTTTCAGAGAGACAGCGTCTATAAGGAATTTCAGCAGGACAGCATAAATTTCCGAAAGATTACAAAGATAATCAACGGCGGCTATAACGGATGGAATGATCGCTACAGACTTTGGCTCAATGCGCGGGAAGTTATCAAACAACACAATGACACGATAAGAAAATGATACAGAATATTTTTTCATATTTTTTGCATATATTAATCTTGGACAGGGGATATGTGCTTAACAAATCCAACGGGAAAATACATGCCCGTGCCTGTAAATGGATCGACAATATGTCGGATACGCAAAGAATAACGGAAAATGAAGCCAAACGGCTTTTAAAAAACTCTTCGAAATATAAAATTGCCATCTGTTGCAGGGACAGTATAAAAGTATGAAAGAGGATTTTAAAAAATATTGGCTGATTTACGTTATAGCTCTATTATTAGGTATAATTGCAGGCTTATTATCGGGCTGCGGTACCGTAAAAAAGCAAACCCGGCTGTATGAATCACATATATCAACCGTCAGTTCCGAAGAGCAATCAACCGGTCAAACCGTAAAGAGTAATGAGGCGGAAAGCCGATCATTTACGGAAACCGTCTCCACAACGGTCAGTTTTTACAAGCCCGACGAAATAAGCGATTATGATAAGATTCTTACCAAAATGCGGGAAAATAATGAGCCGTATTCGGATATCGGCATCGTAAAAAGCATTACCGGATCAAATACTAACAGACATGATACTCAAGTCATAAAAACAATGGAACAGAGTAATACATCCGTAAATAAAGCAAATAAAAGCAGTAATGAAATAAAAGTTGAAAAAACAACATTAACGGTTACGCAATCGTTTTGGGATAAGTTTAAATGGTATTTGATAACCGGCGTCGCAATTGCTTTGGCGGCAGTATTTTTTACCGTAAAAAAGAAAATATTTTCATTTATTCCGAAAATTTAATTTTTTTCATAAGCGAACGTTTTTTTTATCCGAAAAGATTTTTTGGGTTTTGTTTCCTCCCTGCTTGTGAAAGCCGGGAGGTTTTTTATATAATAAATGTTAAATCTTTCGCTTTCAATAAAAATAGTTGGTGAAAAATTTGGATAGTAAACATTTGTTTACTATCTTTGTATTGTCAAACTGAAAGATATTTGAAATGTTGAATCAAGATGAGCTAAAGGCTCGCATAGAAGAAGAAGAAAAAATTATTCAATTCTATGTCCGGTTTGAGAAGGAAATTAAAAAGATGACTTCCGAGCGGGAATGGGAGAAAGAAGTTGATGAATGTCTTGACATTCTGATTCCACTCTATCTGCTATTGAAAAACTAAAGGCAGCTCTTCCGAGAGCTGCTTTTTATTAACATAAAAAATGAATTTTATGAGTGCAAGAGATGAAATCGAACAATTAAAAAGAGAATTTATTTCTCTTAATACCGAACAGGAAAAACAGGCATTTGACAGTAAGTTTCGGAATCATTTAGCTTCCAAATCCGAAGAAGAAAAGAAAGAATTTGCCGATGCGTTTGTTAATTCCGCTAAGGAAGATACGAAACGAATAAAGAAGTTTTGTAATGAAGTTACCATTCGCATGAAGTTGGAAGATATTCTTGATATTGTTTCAATGACATACATCGCAAGAGAGTATTTTCATAAAAGCAAAAGCTGGTTTTCCCAAAAACTAAATGAAAATATTAAAAACGGAAATTTGACTTCTTTTACTGAAGAAGAGATAAAAACACTGTCATTTGCTTTGGAAGATATAAGTAAAAAGATAAATGATACGGCTCGTTTAATAGCATGACGTATCTTTTGGTTTGACGACCGCCCCGGTTCGGCTTCATTCCTTGCCGGGGTTTTTCCTGATATTTTGCAATTCAAAAAATATTAATTATATATAAAAACAAAATTTAAATTGTATTTCAAAATGAAAAAAATTGTGTTGGTAGCCTTGATGGCGGTAGGTTTAGTTGTGTTTATGTCATGCTCAAAAAAAGATTATGAAAAATCTATTGTAGAAAAAATTTCTACTGAAATAGGATCTGTAACAAAAACAATGATCGATGACCAACCTCATTTATATATTTGGGGCGATGTTTCTCTTCCTTATGAGTCAAAATTAAAAGAAATAATTGATAAAGAATTAGGTATGCTTCCGACTAAAACAACAGGAGGATTAGCCTCTGATGAAACTTTTACATGGGAAACTCCAGATTATACAGTTTTACTTGAAAAGTCAGGAAAAAAAGTTGAAAATGAAAAAGTTATGTTAGAGGTAAAATTATTTTATACAACAAAATAATAATTCTAACTTATTTTTTAAAAATTTCAAAAACCTTGTTTCCTAATAAAAGTAAGTATAAAATTGATACTACATATTGATGTGCAACATTAATAGAATCTTAGACGGCATGACCGTAAATGAAGCGATCTTCCGATGCGGAGAGTTGCAACTGCCTTTCGAACAGGTTGTGCGATTGGTTTCCGAATTGGAACCGATTAATCAAAAGCAACTGCTTACCGATTTGGAAACTCCGGGATCCGCCGAGTACGACCGGTACCGGGCGGGTGTAGCCGAAGGCATTCTTCGACTGAATGTCTGCCTGGAATCCGATATTGAAACCGATCAAAAGGATGCATATAAAAGTCTTTCGGCGGAGCGTCGCCGGCAGGCGCTGGATGAAAAGATAAAAGATTTGTTCGGAAGCTGAAAAACAGCTATATTTGCAGTATGACAGGAATAATAATTCTCATATCGATTTTAACGATTTATCCGCTTTGGCTCTTCATTAAGCTGAGCCGATACGGACAAAATATTTTACGTCCGAACTTTGAACGCATGAAACGTATAGTCGATGAGTGGACAGGATTCACTTATGACGGCTACTTTGCCTACAATCGTCCGGGCGGAAAGTTGATTTATTACTCCCTCCTTTTCTATTTAACGGGATTAATTTTATTTATCACTGTTTGCAGCCTCGTTCGTTGAACGGGGCTTTTTTGTCCTTTACCGAAACCGTTTCTTCTCTTATTTTCGCTGCATAATCAAATGCAGCAATGATTACCGAAAATTCCGTTAAAACAACGTTTATCGTTAATGAATTAAGACGGCAAACCGATCTTATGTACAAGCGTTTGCTTGCACGTTTTGTTGATAAACTTCATTCCCGGACAGGCATTACCGAAAAAGCACTGTCAAGTCCGAACTATACTATTACGGCATCCGGCGAGCAATTTCAGATTGTTGCTCTTGTAACCAAACAGCTCCGATTTCAGGATATGGGCATAAGAAAACTGTACACCCGCCCGATGCATGCAATGCTGTATCGAAATGTCCGTGAAAATCTGCAATACGGACTGACAGAAGAGATCAAGACAAAAATTATCAATGAAATAAGTCAATCAATTGAATCTTAACTATGGCAGGCAAATTAAAAGATGATCAGATAAGAATAATTCTCGACGTCGAAGCCAAAGGCGTACAGGCGAAATTACAGCAAATCACTGCCGAAACATTACGGTATTCGGATGCCAACAGGCAAATGAATAAAGAGATGAAAGATGCGGAAGCGCAAATGAAAGCTGCCGAAAAAGCGATGCTGCAACTCGAAAAAGCAGGAAAAATAAATACCGCGGCTTATAAGGAAGCGAAAGGAACATATGAATCCGCAAAAGCGGAAGTTGCAGATTACAAACAAAAGGTGGAAGCAAATACCAAAGCCATTGCCGACAATGATAAGCAGACTAAAGAAATCATCAAAACGATGAGTATTCAGGACATGACCATGTCGCAACTGAAGCAGCGCGCCGCTGATCTGCAATTACAACTGAATAATACTTCGCAATCATTATCTACCGATGCATATAACAAGCTGCAAAAAGAACTTACTCAGGTAAACGACCGGATGTTCACCGTAAAAAATGCCGGAAAAAGCATGCTGGATCAATTTGCCGCAATGAACAACCCGGTCGGAAGTGCAGCACAAGCTGTGCAAGGGTTTGGGCAGGCATTGAAAGTTCTCATTACTAATCCTGTCGGAGCAATAATTATGGTAATTGTTGGAGCATTTATGTTATTAAAAGAAGCAATTACCCATAATGGAGAAGCAATGAACAAACTCAATCAAATTCTTGCACCGTTCAAAGAAGGATTTGAGATATTAATGACCTTGTTCGGAAAATTAGCTGATTTCTTGATGAATGTTTTATTGAAAGCCTTTGAAAGTTTAATGAATGGATTAATAAATGTGGCAAAATTTTTCGGAATAAATACTGACGCATTGGAGAAATTTAACCAAAAAACCAGAGAATCGATCGAACTTGAGAGGGAAAGACAGCAATTGGAACGTGACGCTCAGGCAGATATCATTAAAAATGCAGAAGATCAACAAAAAATAGCTGAACTAAGAAATCAATCGAGACAAAAAGATAAATTTTCTGCCCGGGAAAGGTTAAAAATGATTGATGAAGCAGATAAATTAGAGAAAGAAGTTTCCAACAGAAATGTAAAAAGAACCACTGATGACTTAAATTTCAAGATTAAAAAATATCAGCTTGAAGGTAAAATTGCGAAAGATCTTTCAGCTGATAAAATAAAGATGATGCTTGAGGAAGGAAAAATATTGGGAACGCTGACTGAAGATCAAAGAAAGGAATTAGTTGGCTTATATGCTGCCGTTACGAATGCTTCAACCGAATATTTTAAAACTACCCAAAGATTGCAATCGCAACGTGTAAGCGCATTGAATGAAATAAATAGAGAAGCTTCCGCCGCCGCCAAAGAAGCCCTTCAAAAACTCTTGCAAGCAGAAGATGACGCCCTGAATCAATCCATAAACACTCAAAAGGAAGCCCGCCTGCAGGGACTTATTACCGAAAAAGAATATAACAAAGCAGTTGAAAGATTAACCGCGGAAAGTCTAGAGAAAAAACTCGCCGTCAAGGGGCAGGAAAAAGACAAGTATATTCAGTTGGAGGGTCAAATTCTCGACGCTCAAATCAAGCGGCAAACGGATGCCGACAATGAGTTACTTACCGAATTGACCAAGGCAAAAGACAATCAATTGGCTTTGCTCGATTCGGCAAAAAACGAGCAATTAAAGCAGCTTCAGGAAACAGAAAACGATCAGAAAATTTATGCGCTGCGGGCTGCCGAAATTGAAGCGGAAGCGGCAACAGCGCGTGAAGAAGTAATTCGCGCCTTCGGAGACACGATACGGGATACAGAGTTTAATAATGCCAAAATCAGGGAGGACGCTATTGAGAAAAACGGCAACGAAATAATTAATGCTGAAAAGAAAACTTTGCAGCAGCAGGCAGACCTCCGAAAGCTGTATGCCCGAACAACCGCCGATTTCGAGCGTCAGTATAATATAAAATCGCTTCAAGAAAGAATGAATGATGAACTTCGCATTATTGAAGCACAGCATGATACTATTGATAAGATTACCGGTAAGCGACTTCTTTCGGATGAAGTTTACGAATTAGCTAAAACAGCAATTGTTAAGAAATATGAAGATGAAAGATTAAAAATCAGGCAACAATATGGTATCTCTAATTTAAAAGAACAATACAATGCCGAACTTGAATTATTGAATGAAAATTATCAAAAGGGACTTCTTTCCGAAGAAGAATACCAACAGGCATTATTAAATCTAAAACTCAAATATGCCGAGCAATATGCACAAAAAGCCGGCGAACTCGCCAAAATCGGATCCGATACCGTAAAAGCATTTTCCGAAGCGGAAACGGCAACGGTCAGCGCCGAATATACCAAGCGCCAATCCGCACTGACCGAACAATACAATCAGGGAATTATTTCAAAGGAAGATTATAACAAGCAAAAAGAAGAGCTTGATTACGAAGAAAAGAAAAAGACGCTGGATATCCAGAAGAAATATGCCGACGTCAATTTTGCCATTCAGGTTGCCGATATCATATCGTCGGGAGCCGTCGCTGCAATAAAAGCCTTCAGCGCAATGGCGTCGATTCCCTTTGTCGGTCCGGCTTTGGGAGCGGCAGCTGCCGCTCTTGTCGCGATTACGACGGCGTTGCGGGTTAAGCAAGCCAAAGCCGAACGCGATCGCGTGAAGGCAATGACGCTGGAATCTCCCGGCGGCGGTACCGCAGCTCCTCAAACAGGAGAAATCCGATTGAAGGAAGGTCTCGTCGAAGGAGGCCCGAATATGTCGGGCGGCGGATTTACGAGCCCCGGACCCAAGTATGAGTCTGCCGGAACTTTGCCGGTTCATCACGGCGAGTATGTCATCGCAAGCGACGAACTGAAGCATCCGGCAATTATGGATATGGCACGCTCTATCGAGCAAACGCGATTGAAAAGAATCGGAAAGCGTTCCGTTCCGGGATTCGCCGAAGGCGGCATCAATAATTCGAATAAGACGGATGAAGCTGCCATCAGCGCTGACGGAAAATTAATGAGCCGTATGCTTATTCTCCTCGATCGACTGGTTGCCGGCGACATAAATGTTACCGCCAATTACGGAATCACGGAAATGGAAGCCGAGCAAAAGCGGAAAGCGGAAGCGGAATCTAAATTTACGAAGTCATGATAACGATCAGAAAAACAGACGGCGGAGAAATCTTCGATTTACCTCGGGATTACGTAATTGAGGCGGAAAAGAACAATCCCATGTTTTCCGATAAGGGAAGCCAAACCGTTCCCGTAAATTTTCCGACAACAGACAAAAACAACCGACTGTTGAATTTCCCGCAGCGGATCGATCGCTCCGATCGGCAGGAAGAAAACGTCGGCGTGATCGTCGAAACCGGATCCGTGCAGCAGAAAGGACTTCTTTCCGTCAATTCGGCAAGTAAAAAGGTTATTTCGGCAAACATCGGCTATGACGAATCCGAAATGTATGCCGTAATGAAAGACATGCAACTCGGCGACATGCCGATTCTGAACGATCCGGAATTTATAAAATCATTCGGCGGAAACAACTTATCGGAAAAAACCAATTCAATGCTGGCTCATCTGACTGCGGTCATGAAGGAACAAATTTCGGCGGAGTATTGTATTTTTCCCATTGTACTGAATACGGAATATTTTGAAATATTGAATAATATCAATTCGGGTAATCTTACTGTAAATACAAATGTATCAAAAGGAGAATTGCTGGCGCTTGAAAAAAGAGTAATTGTACGGTCGGAAGGAGGAGAATCTATCAATATAACGGTATTAAAAGGATACGGCGTATCTCCTTTTTTGAAAGTTTACCGGATACTTGAAATTATTTTTAAAAATTTCGGATTTACCTTGGTTGAAAATCCGTTTAAGGAACACCGACAATTGAAAAAAGCGGTTGTATTGAACAACACCGTTGATGCGATAGTAACCGGTACTCTTTATTACAGGGATTTAATGCCTGATTGTTCCATCAGTGATTTTTTGGATGCTTTATATGCAAAGTTCGGAATGCTTTGGTTTATCGATTCCAATTCACGAACTGTACGCATCCGGTTTTTAAAAGATATTGTAAATCCTGCAGGAGACCTCGAATCGATCGATCTAAACAGAATGAAAACCGAAGAGCCGTTGATTTCATTTTCACCCCCCAAGCAGTTGAGATTGAAAATGAATCGGGAGTTTGAAAATTCCAAAGTCTTATACGACACAATGGAAGAGTTTCTTGAAAGGTATAAATATCAGTTTAACGGAGGGAATGCTGCAACTCAACGGTTTGATGAAAAATACTCGCGATATAAAATAATAAATGTTTTTAAGCTCTTCAGCAATAACCCGAAAGAAGCATACTTTTATTCATCCGATTTTTTCGATTGGGATAAAAAAATGGCAAATACAGCATATGAAGATATTGAAATGAAAGATTTATGCATTCCGATATCGAATTATGACCTCTTGACAATACCGGAATATTCGGTGAATTTTAAACATAAATATTCCGATTTTGTGATCGGAGGAGAAATCCGGGAAGAAAAAAACAATCCTGCAAAGTTGGCATTTATTTTTTCTTGGGGTTTGTTTCAGGATGGGACGCCGATGAATCCTTTTTATTATTCTTTTGCTTCTCAATTTAATAGAGATAATAAAGGAAATTTCATCAATGATAAAACAGGCGTTAAATATGATATTTCTCTTACTTGCAATCGGGAAGACGGATTATACAACCGGTTTTGGAAAGAATACGATGCTTTTATTCGACATTCCAATCAACAGGTAACCTGTAATTTGCACCTGACTGACCGGGACTTTATCGACTTTAGACCGGACGAAAAAATATTCATAAATAATCAGCCGCTTGTTGCCGAGCAAATAAAGCATTCATTTGATGATACCGGCGATCAAATTTCGGAGTCTAAATTCAGAACGCTTTGTCTTATGAAGCCGTTTGATCTTACAAGTGAACAAAAAATTCCTGAATTTGGTCCTCAACTATATTATTGGGCATATACGGAAACGGAAACGAATCCTGTGCCGCCATACCCACCGAATTTTTTATATCCAAAGCCTACTGAATTTATATTTGACAGAAAATATTATACAGTAAACGGAACAGAATATCCCATTGCTTATGTTTCCTGTCTTCCACCGACAGATGATCAATTTAAGGCAAACGAAACGAGAATTTACCAATATACGAAAAAATACAATATGGTCGTACTCAGCGTATTTGCCACTGAAGTAGATATGTCTATCACCTCCATAGTTACGGTAACTTTTTATCCGGCAAAAGTATGATAACAATCACAAAACATCCGAGCGAATACAGTTTTTACGTGAATCCCGTTGTATTTGAAGTATTAACCGACACAGACGATCCGGTTTCCGTTGATATTACAATCGCAGGCAAAACCTATTCGACTACATATTACCCGTTCAAGTTATCGCAAGGCTCCTATAAGATAAGCATGAACCTTTCCGATTTTCTGCGTTTTGATAATGCAGTTACGATTTCCGACGCCGGCATCATTTCGCCTATACAGGGATTTTCCGTTCCTTTTCAGGTTAAAATAGGAACAGGCTATATATTTAACGGCAAAGCGCTTCGGGGCGGAATAAGTAATGAGGCATTCCGAAAATTGGACGAAAACGGCATGGATATGTTTACTTTCCGGTTGGCGACTTCTTCCGAACAATTTCTGTTTACGACACGTACAAACGGAAAAGAAATCCGAATAAGAAAAGCCGAATTGTTTCCGTTCGTTTTCCGCCATCCGGGAGTACCTATTGTTTTCAGGAATGAATCCGGTACTCAAACATGGACGCCGGCACAGGCTGCAGGAACGTTTTGCGTCATGAATATTCAAAATGTATTGAAACAGCTTACTTCAGATACAAAACTCATCGGCGTTTTCCCGAATGATGTATATGCCTTTAATTTTGTTTTGATTTCCGAAAAGCTTTCGGAGGAAAAATACTTGCTGAAATTCAGAAACTCTTTGGGCGCTTTCGAGATGGTCGAAGTAACAGGGCGTGCGATGCATGCTCCCGAGTTTGCCGAAGAAAATCTTTGGCAGACAATGTCGGACTTCGATTTCTATGAAGAACGCCGGTCGCGGATAAAAGCAAAAGGAGTGATTGAAGTTGAAACAGGCTATCGGGAATGCGGGGAATTTCCTTTTATCACGGATTTGATTCAATCGGACGAAGTCTATTTTATCTATCCGGACGGCGATTCGTTCCGCTGCCATGTGAAAGCCGACAGCGTTCAATATCGAAACCTGATGACCGAACCGACTTCCGTCAAGTTGAAAATAAGAATGATTACCGATGAAGAATTTACTACTCCGAAAATCGATTTTTCACCGGAAGAAGTTTCCATCATCGCAGATCCGAACACTGTCGAATTTTTCGGAACCAAAGGCAGTAAATATATAAAAGTTAAAATAAAAGCGCCTTCGGATTCTTATTCGATCATCGGAATACCAAGCTGGATGTCGGTCTCGGATAAAACAAAAGACGGATTTTATATAAACGTCGATGAAAATCCGACTTCAGGTGTAAGAACCGCCAAAATCACTGTACAAATAGATTGGTTTCCAGATGTGAAATCCGAGATAGATGTATTGCAGCAAATATGGGCGGATTATTCGGAGGACTATTCAAACGATTATTCAACAATTATTAATCAAAATATACAGCAATGACAAAACAGGAATTAATCAATTATTTTAACGGGATAATTGTTCCGAACGGGCAAAAAAATATTGATGCATCCAAGCATAGAGCAGCCGCGTTGGGAATTATTAACGAACTTTTTGATAAAACGGACAATCTAAAGGTAATTATAGATACAAAGGCTGATCAGCAATCTTTAGTAAATTTTATTAATGATATGGCAACCGTATTAGTCCAAAAAGCCGACAAAACTACATTGGACGATTATCTGAAAAAAGTTGCACTTGCGCAATCAACGGGTACGGCAACGGACAACGCTATGAGCCAAAAAGCTACAAGCGACGAATTGGCGGTAAAAGCAAAAACAACAGACTTAGACAATTACGTCAAGAAATCTACACTTGCGCAATCAACAGGTACGGCAACGGACAATGCGATGAGCCAGAAAGCCGTCAGCGATGAATTGGCGTTAAAAGTGCCAAAAACCGCAATCGTCCAGCAAACAGGTACTGATGCAAATTCCGCGATGAGCCAAAAGTCCGTAACCGATGAATTTGTTGCAATTAAAAATGAACGAGATATTTACAACGTAACCGTTAAGGTTCCGCTCCCGTCCGGCTATTACATTGCCGACACGGCTAGGGCTGCTGTTCCGACGGCTGTCAGGAAACTCGGGCTGATAATCGCTTATTCGATCGCTGCCAACGTTTGGCAAACGGAACAATTTATCGGAACAGCCGTGTCCGGATGGACGACTGGTGCCAACTGGCAAAAATTACCGAATCAAGCAGATTTGGACAGTTATGTCAAAAAGACTTCAATTGTCCAGACAACAGGTGGGGCAACCGATAACGTAATGAGCCAAAAGGCAACGACGGACGAATTAAGCGCAATCGAAAACAGGCAGGATATTTATAATGTAACCGTCAGAGTTCCTCTCCCATCGGGCTATTATACCGCCGACACGGCTCGGGCTGCTGTTCCGACAGCTGTCAGGAAACTTGGGATGATGATCGCTTATTCGACCGTCGCCAACGTTTGGCAGACAGAGCAGTTCATCGGCACCGCAGTATCGGCATGGACTACTGCAGCTAACTGGCAAAGAACGGCTACGCAAGTCGATTTGAATACGATTGAAAATGCGCGAGACGCCTATAATGTAACCGTCAAAGTTCCTTTGGCAACGGGATATTATACTGCAGCTACGGCGCGGGCTGCCGTTCCGACTGCCGTTCGTAAACTCGGATTGATAATAACATATTCCGTTTCTTCCACCGTTTGGAAAACGGAACAGTTTATCGGTACCGCTGTATCGGCATGGACAATCGACAGCAACTGGCTGCCGATAGCGAGCGGATCGGGCGGTTATATGTTTCTTTATGAAGCAGGCTCCGTTATCCCTGTTGTTGATGTTGTTAACGGCACATTGGACTTAGGAACCGATCCCGTATTGATTATAGGCAACAAAAGTTTTGGCTTAAAATCATTATGGTCGTCAAACCCCGAGAAATACAGAACGATTGACTTGGGAGGTACAACCGGACAATTGGCGCGATGCCTGTATTTTAACACAAGTACAAATGAATTTATCATTAAAAGTTACAATGACTTTACAAATTTAACCGATTGCATCCTTATCGGTACATTACGATATATCGGCGGTGTTACGGGATACAGATGTAATTTCCCGTTTTCCTTTAAATTATCAAGCGATATACCGGCGTTCGACAAAAATGTCTCGTTAGTTGCAAGCTCCGAAAACAGCGCCGATATCCCCGTTGTTGATGTAATCAATAAATTATTGGATTTGGGAGCAAATCCAATTTTGATTATAGGCAACAAAAGTTTTGATTTAAAAGCTCTATGGCCATCCAATCCTGAAAATTACAGAGCTATACCGCTGACAAGTTCGAGTGTAAATAACCAGAGGCGAGTATTATATTTTAACATCAATACAAAGA